TTGGGTTGGTTGGGTTGGTTGTCATTATTCTATATTGTATTCAGCCCTCTATACACCCCCGATGTGCTTAAAAAAGAGGCACTAATCTGTCCCCTATTAAATAACATTCCCGATAATGAATCAGTTTCAATATACATTGTAACCCGTTGATTTCATTGAAGTTTTTTATTATCCGGTGAAACTGTATTCATTGAATCATTCACCTATACTGTATCTGTAACTAGTTTGTTTTCAATGTGGCATGCAAGGTTTGAAGCGGGGCAGGTGTGGGCCACCGGGGGGTACTGCGCTATATGTATACAGCCTAGCCCACAGAAGGGCTAAACCACCCTGTTAACCACTACACAATTTCTACCATCTATCTAGCTCCATTACCCACACACGCAGGCTACACAGCCCCTACAGTGCGTTAACGAAGCTACGAAGTAGCCAAGCATTGGAATGATGCTACCACCCCCTACAGGACCATATAAACGTTCCTGACAAAGTAGGCTACACTACTGCAGAAAATCAACCATGAAGACATTGTTCCGATTTAGGTATTAGTAATGGACTGAGGGTGTCTTGCAATACAACCTTATAGTCTGTATAGCTCTACCACCTCCTATAGTCCGTAAACTAAGGGTATGAATGCTAAGTAGCTACACTATGTTGTTCTTTTACAACACTATGAAATATATCGCTTGACAAGATTTTGACGATTGGTATAACATAGGGGCTTGGGGGCTATACAGTCTATATAGATCTTTATACCCCCTTATAGAAATCCACATAACAACTTCGATACAGCCTATAAAGACTATAAAGCTTATATAGACGCTACAGCAAAATCGACTATGAAAACATTGTCTATACAGAAAGCAAATAATTGTTCTCTATCTTGTCTCTTAGTGATATACTATTTGTAACTAGCCTACACAACTACAGTAGGCAGTCTACAAAGACTATATAGCCCTATGAAACAAAACAAACAAACAGTAATTGATTTATTGTTAGACCAACAAGAGTTGTTGCTGACGAAAGAACAAGTAGAAACTAAAGGATTGTTAGCTAGTCCACCCTATTCGATGGCTGCAAAGATCTACATAGGTTTGTTCAAGGGTAACATTGAGAATATACATGTTCCTCATTCAGATGTTTATTATGTTAGAGCTTCTGTTGAGAAACAAACAGGGTATTATTTTCCGTTAGATGCTGTTGAAGATGCTATGCGATCTAATGGTTGGCGAGATAGACGAAACAGTTGGAGATATTGATATGGCAATTAAAAGAGGTAGTGAAGAGTTTAGTGGCTACAATAAGCCTAAAGCAACACCAGATCATCCGACAAAGAGTCATGTTGTGTTGGCTAAGGATGGTGACAAGGTGAAGCTCATTCGTTTCGGACAACAGGGTGTTAAAGGCAGTGAAGAAGGTTCAGCAAGAAACAAAGCCTTTAAAGCTCGTCATGCTGAGAACATTGCAAAGGGTAAGATGTCTGCAGCGTGGTGGTCGAATAAAATAAAGTGGTGAACAAGCTTTATAAGTGATATACCTATGTACGTTGCTCAGTTTCTTATCTGCATAGCACAAATGTGTATTGAGTTGGAACACGAGCAGTATATAATGTATAAAGACCAACAGCGCTGTGAAGCTATAGCGGCTGTTGAAGTGGTAAGATTGGTTGCTTTGTTGAAAGACAAGGCTGTTGATGCTGTAGCGTTTCGTTGTGTAGACAAAAGCAGCAGCAGTGTTTGAGGCTTAGCCTCGTTTATTAAAGGAAATATTATGGCTACGGCTAAGACAGATGCACAGAAGGTTCAAGAGTTGCGTAAACAAGCAATGGATAAGTCGTTGCCACAAGAAGTGCGTGACCAAGCTGATGTGAAAGCTAATGATATTGAGAAGAAGGCTGTTGAGAAAGAAACAGGTATGAAGCTGGCTAAGGGCGGTGTTGTTGGTAAGATGCCAATGAAAGCTGCAGCTAAGATGCCTATGAAAGCCCCAATGAAAAAGCCTGCTGCCAAGACAATGATGTCTAAGGGTGGTGTTGCTAAGAAGGGTAAATAATTATGGCTAAGCCAACAGGTAAACGGTTTAGTGATCGTGAAGAAACACAGAAGGGATCTAAAGATTCTAAAGCTGTGACCAAAGAAGGCTTGACCAATAAGAGCGATAAGATGCCTTCTGGTAAGGCCGACTTCATGAAAGATGCCAAGAGCGATATCAATCGTATGCTCAAGGATGACAAGCCAGCCACTGGTGCTGCACGTGCTAGTCAGGAAGCAGCCAAGGATAGAGCAGCTTCTAGGACAGGTGGACGTGCTGGTGCCATTGGCACAGCCCTGTCTGCTGGCTATGGTGTTGGTCGTGCCATTGGTGAAGCTGGTGGTGATGAAGTAGTTCGCAAAGGTATTGAGAAGAGTGGTTTGGGTGAGAAGATTGACAAAGCCGCTGCTGGTGAACGTGTTGAATTGTCTAAAGAGTCTAAAGAACGTATTGCTTCTGGTGATCTTGAAAAAGGCAATGATGAACGTGTGAACAAGAAAGACTATCCAGCTTACGAAAAAGAAACCAAGAGCGCTGAAGTGTTTCGTAAAGATTTCAAAGACGCTAAAGAATCTGGTAAAGACTCTTTTAAGTTTGAAGGACGCGAATACAACACCAAAGAAAAACAAGAACTAGCCAAAGGTGGCATGGTTATAAATAAAGGCATTGGTGCTTCTATGAAACCACACAACTTGTTTGGGAAAAAGAAATGAAGCCGGGGCTGTACGCAAACATTGCTGCAAAGCGTGAGCGAATTGCTGAAGGCTCTGACGAGAAGATGCGTAAGCCCGGCACTAAGGGTGCTCCCACCGCTAAAGCTTTCAAAGAGTCTGCGAAGACTGCGAAGATGGCAAAGGGTGGTAGTGTTGTCTCCAAGTCTCCAATGAAGAAAGGAAAATGTTAATGGCTACAAAGAAAGCATTCAAGCCTTGCGAAGGCTGTCCCACTCCTGCTAAATGCAAGGCTGCTGGTAAGTGTCTTGCTAAAGAAGGCAAAGGCGGTAAGCCTATGATTGCCATTATGATTGGTGTTGGTAAGCCTATGAAGGCTAAGAAGAAATAATATGGCAGATCTTAAAATTCCAATCAAGGCTTCTGTCAAAGAAGCTAAGTCTATGATTGCAAAAAAACTTGCAGATAAAACAATTGGCACTGGTGATAAGCGACGACTTCAAGAGCAGTATCAAGAATATGCTAAGGGTGGTGATGTGAAGAAACAAACCAAGAAGCAAACAGCCAAGGTTGCCAAAGTGATGGGTGAGTTCAAAGAAGGAACTCTGCACAGCGGCAAAGGTGGTCCAGTGGTTAAGTCTCCTAAGCAGGCCATTGCCATTAGTTTGTCTGAAGCTAAAGTGGCTAAAAAGAAATGAGCATCACTTCATACCCGATACCACCAATCAAAGCTGATATTGGTGACTACACCAGTAAGGGACGATTGAAGGTATCAAACCCTGAAGTTATTTTCTTTAATACATTTCAGTATGGTGTTGAAACCGATGTGTGGGATAGCAGCACAGCCAATGGTGGCACTGCTGTCTTTGATGCCACCACCAGTTCAATTGATATGGCTGTCACCAGCACTCTCAATTCAGAATGCATTAGACAAACACACAATGTGCAGCGCTACATTCCCGGACGTAGTTCAGAACTTACATTTGCTGTAAAGCTAACAACACCTGTTTCAGGCATTCGCCGTAGGTTTGGTTTGTTTGACGGAACAGATGGCATCTATTTTGAAGACAACGGTGGCGACTATGCTTGTGTCATTATCAGTGGTGGAAGTGTCATTCGTGTTGCTCGTGCTAGTTGGAATGGTGATAAGCTTGATGGTGCTGGTGCTTCCGGCATTACAGCAGACGCCACAGCACAACAAATCATTTGTCTTGATTATGAGTGGTATGGTGCTGGTCAGGTTGTGTTTAGTTTTGTTATTGGTGGCGAGAAGAGAGTCATTCATACATTCAACACTGGTAACATACTTGCATTGCCTTGGTGTAAAACTCCGTTCTTGCCAATTCGTCTTGAGCTGAAGAACACAACTGGTGCTACAGGTACACATCATATGTATCAGGGCAGTAATTCTTTAGTTGTTGAAGGCAATAGCATTCGTTTGGGTACATTACAGAATATGATTACACCACCAGCCGGTGTTGTATTAACAACAGCTAATACGTTCTATCCAGTTTTGAGTGTACGTCTTAAAAGTACAACATTGAAAGGTGTTGTTCTCCCCATTTCGTTTCAAGCTGCAACGCTTGATAACACCAGTGTCTATTACAAAATTATTCGTAATACAACATTGAATGGTACATGGGTTGATATGCCAGACACCAATGCTTTTACTCAATACAACTACACATCCACTGGTGCAATTTCTGGTGGTATTGTTTTAGAGTCTGGCTTCATTGTTTCTGGATCAACCTCTATCATTACAATGCCTTCCTTGGCAAACTATCAGCTTGGTAGAAGTGTACTTGGTACAGTGAGTGATACTGTCACCATTGCCATTGCTGCTGTCAACGCCAACAAAGATGGTGTTGCTTCTCTGACATGGATCGAACAGCGATGAACGCATCAACAAGAAACAAAACAATTGGTAAAACTCTGGCGACAACATACAGTAATATTTATGTTGTTCCATTGCGCTATACAACCTACGTTGATTCAATTGTAATTGCTAATACATCTGCAACGTCTACAACATTCACACTTGATTGGTATGACAATGCTACATCCACATACTTTCCAGTTGGTGGACAAGTGACTATGCAGCCTCATTCCATTGTTCAGATCACTGATGGATTTATGTTGCAGTATGGCGATAGTTTCAGAGGTCTTGCTAGTGCTGCAGCATCCATCACAGTGTCGGTACGTATTCGTGAAGAATACTCTGTTGTACTTTAAAGAAAAACATTATGGCAAAAGAAATTACAGAACAACATAAGCGTTTCCTTGAAGTGCTATTCACTGACGCTGGTGGCAACATCAGTAGTGCTATGCGTCTGGCAGGATTCTCTGAAGGCTACAGTCGTCGTACCCTTACCAACTATCTCAAAGAAGAAATCATTGAAGCTACACAGCTTTATATTGCTATGGCAGCACCAAAGGCTGCAGTGGCTATGATCAATGCCATTGATGATCCAACAGAGCTTGGGTTGAAAGAGAAGATGTCAGCAGCTAAAGACTTGCTCGACCGTGCTGGTTTGGTTAAGACAGAGAAGGTGCAAGTTGAAAGCACTGGTGGCATTATGGTGTTGCCTGCAAAGGAACGTGAGGAAGACTAATGTCAGAGCAAGTCAATGTTGATACATTTGATTTTGGTTTAGGAGTGTTTGTACTTCCACAGCCTGTAGAATCTACTGAGTATGTTAAGATACCAAGACTGTCTCGTACAATACCTTTTGGTTATGTTGTAGATGGTGAAGATGATGGTTGGCTTCAGCCTGTTTCTCTTGAGTTGGAAGCGCTTGAAAAAGCTAAGAAGTATTTAAAACAATATAGCTCCAGACAAGTTGCAGCTTGGTTGACTACCGTGACTGGTAGAGAAATAAGTCATGTTGGTTTATTGAAGAGGATGAAGAGTGAACAGTCCCAAAGAAGGAAATCCACTACTTATCGAAAGCTTGCCGAAGGGTATGAAAAAGCCCTTAAAAAAGCGCAAGAGTACGAAGAAAGAACCGGAACAAAAGACGGAAGTTTCTTCAGTAGTGATCGATACGTCAAACTTGCAAGACTCTTCACTCCCACCAACACCTGAAGTTGATCAGCCTGTACGTGACAACATCATCTTTAGACCCAACCCCGGTCCTCAGACAAACTTCCTAGCCGCTTCAGAGCGTGAAGTATTGTTTGGAGGAAGCGCCGGAGGCGGCAAGTCGTATGCAATTTTAGCTGATCCATTACGCTACATGGCTCATCCTCAATTTTCTGGGCTGATTCTTCGTCACACGACAGAGGAACTGCGTGAACTAATCTGGAAATCGCAGGAGATGTATCCAAAAATATACCCCGGTATTAAGTGGAGCGAACGAAAACTTCAATGGCAACACCCTAACGGGGGTAAGTTGTGGATGTCCTACCTTGACCGTGACGAAGACGTTATGCGTTATCAGGGTTTGTCGTTCTCCTACATCGCTTGGGACGAGCTGACACAGTGGCCTACCCCCTTTGCTTACAACTATATGCGTTCTCGTCTACGTACAGCCGCGAACGATCTACCTGTATATGTCAGAGCCACCACCAACCCCGGTGGACCCGGTCATGCTTGGGTAAAAAAGATGTTTATTGACCCTGCTCCAGCAGGAAAACCGTATTGGGCTACCGATATAGAGACTGGATTACCTCTTGTCTACCCTAAAAATCACAGCAAGGAAGGGTTGCCGCTGTTTCGGCGCAGGTTTATACCATCTAAGTTGTCCGACAATCCCTATTTGGCTGAATCAGGTGATTACGAAACCATGTTGTTGTCTCTACCAGAGCACCAACGTAAGCAATTGCTTGAAGGAAACTGGGATATTGCCGAAGGTGCAGCGTTTTCAGAGTTTAACAGGGCTATTCATGTGGTGGAACCCTTCACAATACCCAGTAGTTGGCCTAGATTTCGTGGTGCTGACTATGGATATAGTAGTTTCAGTGCTGTGTTGTGGATTGCTGTAGCACCAGATGACAGTTTGGTGGTATATCGTGAGCTTTATGTTAGTAAAGTTATTCCAGAAGATTTAGCAGACATGGTATTACAGCTTGAGAGTGGTGAAAAGATTCGTTATGGTGTATTGGACAGCTCGTGTTGGCATCGCCGTGGAGAAGGGCCATCAATTGCAGAGAAGATGATCATGAAGGGGTGTCGATGGCGTCCTGCTGACAGATCTGCTGGTAGTAGGGTTGCTGGTAAAATGGAGATACACCGCAGATTACAGATTGATCCTATGACAGAACAACCTCGTATTGTTTTCTTCAATACATGTACACAGATTATTTCAGATTTACCTGTGTTGCCTCTGGATAAGACCAACCCAGAAGACATTAACACTAAGGTAAATTTTGATCACGTCTACGATGCATTGAGATACTCAGTTATGTCACGTCCACGTAGTGGCTTGTTTGATTTTGACCCTTTGTCACAGAAATCTGGTATGACTGTGTCAGATTCAACTTTCGGATATTGATATGGAACTAATTTCTAAACAAGACGCACTAAATTTAAACCTTACTAAGTTTTTTACGGGGGTTGAGTGTTCTAGGGGGCATATTGCTGAGCGATATGTTGTTAGTAGAATGTGTGTAGTCTGTGCTTCTAATCATAACACTGCTGAAGGTCGCAAAGAATGGGCTAAAGAGTACAGAGCAAACAACCATGAAAAGATTAAACAATATCGCAAAGACAATATTGATAATCATAAAGATTGGTTAGTGCAAAATAAAGATAAAACCTCTAACCACAAGAAAACATATAGGCAAAACCATTCCGATAAAGTTTTAGCATCTAACGCAAAACGCCGAAGTGCAAAGCATTTTCGTGATGTTCAATGGGATGTTGAATTCACAAACTTTGTAGCGACTGAGGCTTATGATCTTTGTAAATTACGACAAAATGTTACAGGCTATGCATGGCACGTCGATCATGTTATACCTTTAAATGGAAAACTTGTATCTGGTCTGCATGTCTGGAACAACTTTGCTGTTATTCCTGCTATTCAGAATATGAGCAAGGGCAACAGATACACTATGGAATAAATTATGGCACTTATTGATAAACCTTCTAACGACAAGACACTCGCTCTTGATGATACTAAAAACATTGACGACATGCGAAGTGGGTCAGGCTTGATTAGTTTTATCGAAAAGCGATATAGCAAGTCTGAAGAGTCTCGTCGTACCGATGAAGACCGTTGGCTCCGTGCCTATCGTAACTATCGTGGACTATATGGTCCTGATGTTAAGTTTACGGAGACTGAGAAGAGTCGTGTATTTGTTAAGGTGACAAAGACCAAGACACTGGCTGCATATGGTCAGATTACAGATGTGTTGTTTTCTGGCAACAAGTTTCCTTTGAGCATTGATCCATCTATGTTGCCTGAAGGTGTAGCAGAGAACGTTCACTTCGATCCTAAACAACCAGAAGCTGCTCCACCAATTCCATTTGGTGAAGAAGGCTCTGCCGGTATTGGCAAAGACTTTGACTTAGATACACTTGAACAAATGCTCGGGGCGTTGAAGGATGAGTTGAAAGACGTTCCCGGTCTGAAGATGGGTGTTGGTACATCACCAACTTCTGTCACATTTAGTCCAGCTATGGTAGCTGCTAAGAAGATGGAGAAGAAGATTCATGACCAGCTTGAAGAGAGTGGTGCTAGTAAACATCTTCGTGCTTCAGCTTTCGAGATGGCTTTGTTTGGCACAGGTGTGATGAAGGGTCCGTTCGCAACCAACAAAGAATATCCAAACTGGACAGAAGACGGTACATACAAACCAACAATCAAAACTGTACCAGAAGCTTCACATGTTTCCATCTGGAACTTCTATTGGGACTCAGACGCTAACAACACTGAAGAGTGTCAGTATGTTATTGAGCGACACAAAATGTCGCGCACACAACTTCGTGCTTTGAAGCGCCGTCCTCACTTCCGTAAGAATGTCATTGACCAACTTATTGAACAAGGCGAAGGCTACGTCAAGAAGTATTGGGAAGATGATCTGCGTGACTACGCTCCCAACTTTGCTGTTGATCGCTTTGAAGTGTTGGAATATTGGGGCAACGTTGATGTTGAGTTGCTTGAAGAAAATGATATTAGCATTCCGGAAGAATATAAAGATGGTGATGAACTCCAAGCTAACATCTGGTATTGCAACGGTATGATTATTCGATTGGTATTGAATCCGTTCAAGCCATCTAAGATTCCATACTATGCTGTTCCATATGAACTCAACCCATACAGCTTGGCTGGTGTTGGTATTGCTGAGAACATGGACGATACACAAACTCTGATGAACGGCTTCATGCGTATGGCTGTTGATAACGCTGTGTTGTCTGGCAACCTTGTCTTTGAAGTCGATGAAACCAACCTTGTTCCCGGACAAGACATGTCGGTCTATCCCGGTAAAGTATTTCGTCGTCAAGGCGGCGCACCCGGTCAAAGCTTGTTTGGTACAAAGTTTCCTAACGTATCACAAGAGAACTTGCAGTTGTTCGACAAGGCTCGACAGCTTGCTGATGAATCTACAGGCATGCCATCCTTTGCACACGGTCAAACTGGTGTGAGTGGTGTTGGTCGTACAGCCTCTGGCATCTCTATGCTGATGAATGCTGCTGGTGGCTCCATCAAGACTGTTATCAAGAACGTCGATGACTATCTCATTGCCCCACTCGGTAAAGCTTTCTTCAACTTCAACATGCAGTTTGACTTCGATGCTTCAATCCGTGGCGACTTGGAAGTTAATGCACGTGGTACAGAAAGCTTGATGGCTACCGAAGTTCGTAGTCAGCGACTGATGCAGTTCTTGCAGATTGTTAGCAAC